AAAAATGAATAAAGCAATGATTGAATCATACGTACGTAACTTGGCAGGCCAGGTTATCGGCGCAGTAATGATTGTCATGCAAACAAGCGGAGCAGCAACTCCACTAGATTTTGGTTCAGGAGAATGGCTACTAGTAGCTAACGCTCTATGGGCATCTCTAGTCCCCGTAGCCCTTCGCTTCATCAATAAGAAGGACCCAGCGTTTGGCCGTGTAGCAACTATTGGCCTTGCTGAAATTACTAAGAAACTTGCAGTAGAAGCCTCTGTGGCTAAAAAAGCTTCAAAGAAGAAATAAAAGCCTACAATTAGGGGAGCAGCTATGTGCTGCTCCCTTTTTTGTTGTACACTTAAAGAAGGAGGAAATAAATGAAATGTTGTAACTGCGATACCAAAGCGGCGTACTCCGTCGCTGACCCGGGAGTTAACCCTTTAGATTACTGTAATAGCTGCTTGCCAAAGCACTTGCAGGAACGAGCAAAGGCTGGGCACTTTCCACTGAATAAATCAGAAAAAGTAGAGACTCCAAAAGAAGAACCAAAAGCTTAATAATGAAAACCACTCGTGTGAAAGCGGTTCAGGTACACCCAATACCTAAACAAGTTATGAGTCCGTCTGGACCGTTTCCACAAGAGATATTTAGAGAGTCTAAAATTAATAATGAGTACGAGCCAGAAGTACCTGAAGACGGAAGTAATTTTCCTACTGGGTCAACTGCTCAAAATAACTTTAAAGGCGCCCGTGTACTAACTTGTTCAGAATGTCAGGAGCGAGTTCTAGAGCATAAGACAGGCGACCATACCTGTAAGGAAGAGTAATGGCAGCAAGAAAAAGAGCTCAAGTACCAAGTGTTGACGTACTTCTCGGTGGCTATCAAGTAGGTCAACCTTCTAAAGCATCTAGCCTACCTACTCTTGATGAGTATTTATTTAACCCCTCATCTAAGGTAAAAAAAGAAGAAGTAAAAACAAAGTATAAAGTTATAAGTACCTATAACTTAAGGGCCACAAGGTCCTCTAACCCAAAGCGACCAAGAACTTTAAAAGCTGGCTACGATGCAAACACACAAACTTTAACTGTTATTTTTTGGGACGGAACTTGGTGGAATTACTATGATGTTCCAGCGTACTTGTGGGAAGGTTTTGTTCTTTCAGAATCCCCAGGTAAGTACTTAGAAGCTTCTGGGCTTAATAAATGGCCTAAAATGGGACTAGCTGATCCTGCGGGAATGCCAAGAGATCAAAGGGTTCAAATGAACGAGATTAAAACATTTGATGCGTATATGTATGGAGATGGTGGCGCCTTCGCGGCTGATTAATATGAAATCACTCGGACCACTATACGGAGATGTACTTCAGTATTACCACCGTAATTTTCTTCCCATTGTGGAAAAAGGCTGGACTCAAGAGACAGAGCACCCGTTTAGACAAAGCAAAGTGTGTTTGGTGTTTCGTATCCCATTTACTAAGCCTGGGTTTGTGTTGGGGTTGTGGAAACGCTCTGAAGGCCTTGTCTTTGATGAAGATGCCGATGATATGATTGCTAAAGCCTTAGGCCTTAGAGACATGGAACTTGACACAGAAGAGATAGGGGATTGGCGTGTTTAAAAAGAAAAGCCCTTGGGATAAGCCTTTTTCAGAAAAAATTGTAAAACGCGTAAGAAAGATACACACAACCGAACTTGAAATGTGGATTGAACAGGCTACATACGAGATAGGTCGCTGTATGAGCGTTTACTCTAGAAACCGTGATATTGCGGCCCTAGAAGAAGCATTGACGGGCGCAGAGGCCCTTCATGCTGTTGTACACGAGTTGCATACTAGAACTACTAGAACACTTGGGTAAAAACGACATGTCGACATTTCCGCTACAATTATCTTGCCTCTCTTCCTTCTCTCCCGTGTGTGGCAACGTGAACCCTGGTATACCTACCAGGGTTTCATGTTTTTTACTAGACTAAGGAACATATGAGCGAGTTAGAATTTTTAGAAGAAGAAGAACTCTTAGAAAATGACGAAGAACTCCTTGAAGAAGAGGAAGAAGAGTTAGACGAACTTTCTAAAGAGTTTGTACGCAAGATGGTCGATAAAACAATTCAATTTATGAATGCCCTAGTAGGCCATGAACTACACCCCTACCAACTACCCCTTGCTCGCCGAATTATTGAATCTGTAATTATTAATGATGGTGAAGAAGTTACCGCGCTTGCTGCACGTCAGTCAGGTAAGTCAGAAACAATTGCTAACACGGTAGCTACGTTAATGGTGTTGCTACCTAGACTTGCAAAAATGTACCCAGATTTATTAGGCCAGTTTAAAGATGGCATCTGGATTGGTATGTTTGCTCCAGTTGAAGGTCAGGTAGAAACTCTCTTTGGTAGAACCGTAAATCGTTTAACTTCTGAGCGTGCATTAGAGATTTTAGGTGACCCAGAGATTGATGACTCTCTTGGAAAGGTCCCAGGCGTAACGCGACAAATTAGGCTTAAGAACTCAGGCAGTAGTCTTATGATGATGACCGCTAACCCTCGCGCAAAGATTGAGTCTAAGTCTTTCCATTTAATTGTTATTGACGAGTGTCAAGAGGCAGATGACTTTGTAGTATCTAAATCTATCTCCCCAATGCTTGCGTACTACTCAGGTACAATGGTAAAGACGGGTACGCCTACTACACACAAAAATAACTTTTATCGCTCTATCCAATTAAACAAGCGTCGCCAGACAAGTAGAGCATCTAGACAGAACCACTTCCAATGGGATTACAAAGACGTATCTAAAGTAAATCTTAACTATGGCAAGTTTATGAAAAAAGAAATGCTACGAATTGGTGAGGACTCTGACGAGTTCCAAATGTCGTATAACTGTAAATGGCTACTAGAACGCGGCATGTTCGTTACCTCCACGATTATGGATGAGCTTGGAGATACCTCTCAAGAAACTGTTAGGGCATGGCATAGAACTCCAGTAGTTGTAGGTATTGACCCCGCACGTAAACTAGACTCAACAGTTGTAACCGTTGTATGGGTTGACTGGGATAGACCAGATGAGTTTGGTTATTACGACCACCGAGTACTTAACTGGTTAGAGATTCAAGGCGACGACTGGGAAGACCAGTATTTCCAAATTGTAAACTTTCTTGGATCTTACGATGTTTTAGCGGTAGGTGTAGATGCTAACGGGGTGGGTGACGCGGTAGCCCAACGACTTAAACTTTTGCTTCCAGGTGCAGAGGTACACTCAATTGGAAGTAGCCAACAAGAACAGTCTAAGCGTTGGAAGCACCTTAAAGCTCTAATTGACCGACGTATGGTTGGTTGGCCTGCACACGCTAAGACCAGACGCCTTAGAACTTGGAAGCGCTTTTACCAACAGATGACCGACCTTGAGACAAAGTTTCAAGGCCCAAATTTCTTAGCCCACGCCCCCGCTGAAGCTCATGCCCACGACGACTACGCGGATAGTTTGGCCATTGCTGTCTGTTTAACTATGGATTTAACAATGCCTTCGGTAGAAGTATCTTCTTCACCTTTTTATAGATAATTTTCACTTTAGGCAGTATTTAACTTAAATAAGTAGCACACTTTTACCTGAGGCCTCAACCTTCTACAAGGAGTTATAACTATGACAATTTCACCAGCACCAAGCTTTCCAGAACGTCCAGGAACCACTTACGACCGCAAGATGGCTGGCGCTATGCCAGGACAGCGCGGACCACTTCGTTTTGAAGAGGGAATTGCAACTGATACAGATGTTCCGCAAGAATTCTCAACAGGCGCCGCACAGGGATACATTCCTGCATCAGGTCGAACAAACCGCAACGCAGTTGTTACTACAAAGACAGCTGAAGAAACCATGCGTGAGCGTGCTCACGTAGGTTCAGCCGCATGGGTAGAAGCACCAAACACTCTTCAAGAGTTTGCTTCTGCTGGTTTCAGTGATTATGGCGTTAACGTTATTGAAGAGACTTTCCGTAACGGAAGTCATCAGCAACGTCTTAACCCTGCAGTAGTGCAGGACTAATAGAAGAAATAGCTCCCCACCGTCCTTCGGGACTGGTGGGGCTTTTCTAAGGATTACCTATGGCACTCATTTCTGGTCGTTCCGTAACTAATGCTCCAAAGCAGTTACCTGCTAATCCACGCCTCTGGAACACAGTTACTGTTATGGCTAAGTCACGTTTTCCTAAGTACCCTTCACCAGCTGCTGCTCACTGGGTACACAGTAAGTACATTCAAATGGGCGGAAAATTTGTAGATTCTAAAAAAGATATTGACCCACGTAACAGAGATTACGTGCAAGAAAAAAGAGACAAAGAAGAAAAAGATCAAAAAGCCAAGGTAACAAAACATGTAGGTGGCGGAACCATTAAAGGCGAGACATTTAAGCATTAAGACGATATGTCGATATTGGTGATAGTATTTAGTTGTGAGTTTAACGAGAGGAATTATCGGTGAGTGGTAGCGGTCTAGATTTCTCACCCCCATCGTATAGGGCTGCGTCTTCTGATTTAACTATCTCTATTTCTCCACTGGGTCTTGTAGAACTAGCGGATGAAGAATTTGAAGTACACGGTCCTCGTTTAAACCGTTACTCCCTTAACTGGGCTATGTATCTTGGTCATCATTATTCATACCGCCGTCAAGTAGGCGAATCACAGATGGTTCTTAACTACTATCGTGCTTTTACAGACTTTATTCTTAACTTTACATTTGGTAAGGGCGTGCAGTTCCGTAGCCCTAAACAAACAGAAGCTATTGTTCCAGACTTGCTAGAAAGAGTTTGGGAAGTAGATAACAACAAAGCAACAGTACTTTGGGAAATGGGACAGCAAGGCGGAGTCTCTGGTGACTGCTTTATTAAAGTTGCTTACGAAGAGGC